AGAGGCATACTTCCAAATAAAGCTTTTTTAAAATTCCGCGAAAGCGACGATAAATGGATAGTCGATCAAGGCGACGGTGTAGTAAGATTTGTACTGACTTCGACTACCACCGTTGCTACTGGACTAACCGAGGTTGTTGAAGATACTTCACCAGAATTAGGTGGAAATCTTGAAATAAACGGATTTACCATCACAGATTCATTGGCAAACGTAGTTGTCTACGCAGGAACTGTGGGCGGTGGTGATTCAGGAGTTTATGTCAATAACAGCGAAGGCACCGAAAGAGAACTCATAACCAAGCGTAAAGCAGTGGTCTACGCACTGATATTTTAGGACAGATAAATGGCTATTCAAAATACAACATTAACAACCACCCCAGTCAGCATCGTTGATGAAACTGGAGAACGTGCAGTGACTGTGGTTTATTTTTATAATTCAGATTTGGCAGCTGTTGAATTGACAGTACATGCTGTTTCCAATGGCGATACCGCAGGCAATGAAAATAAAATCTATGGTGGCCTAACCATCGAATCAACGGACACCTACATCATCGACACAGAAAAATTGCTGTTAAATGATGGAGATACTCTCTATGCATCAGCTAATGTAGCCAATGTAGTCATTGCTACTGCTAGTTTTACAGCAATCTAAAGAGACGACTAATAAATGGGACGCTATCTTAAAAATACCAGTACTCGAGTAGGTTATGCTCTTAGATTACCGTCGGCTACAGATTCAGGACCTGAACCATCAAATCTAGTGGATGGACTTATAAGATATAATTCGCAGAGAGATCGGGTACAATTTACATTCAACGGGGCCTGGCTGGACCTGGCCATCATTGGCAATGTTGATATACAAACTCAATCGTTGGTTGGTGATAGTGTTGAAGATGAATTCACTCTTGACCGTTCAATTTCATCGGCACAAGACATTATGGTATTCATTGGGGGAGTCTATCAGCAACCAACTGAAAATTACACTGTATCTGGAAACCTTATCACATTTACAAGCCCACCACCGGCACCAACTGGGTTGAATCCCAATAAAATTGTTATCGTTTATAATTTAAACAGCACCGACGCTGACTGAGGTAAAAATGGCAATTGGTAGAATATCAGGTGCAATGCTATATGAAAACCAAGAGCGCCAGGGCATTGACCTGCGTTTTGAAGGTGATCTGATATATCTCGATGTCAATGACAATCAAATTGATCACGATGGTCGTGTTGGCATCAAAACATCTAGTCCACAGCATGATTTTGATGTCAACGGCGAAGCAAGATTTGGCAACGTAGTAATTAGCACAAACACCATAGCGCCAGACTTAACCCACGCTAATTTAGAACTCAATACCAACAGCACGGGTCGTGTGCGTATTTCCAGCGCATACTATCTTCCCAACACCGACGGCAATGTTGGATATGCCCTAGTAACCGACGGTGCTGGGTCAGTTACATTTGAACCAATTTCTACCACATTATCATTGGCCGGTGACGATGGCAATGAAGATATTTCCTTGTTGACCGATTCGTTGTCAATCATTGGCGGAGAATCAATATTAACTACTCTTAACAGCGCAATATTAACCATTGATGCCAACATAGCAACAACAGTCAGTCGCGGTGTTGCCAGTTTTGAAACCAACAATTTTTCAGTGACAGACGGCGCTGTTTCTGTTCGTGACGATTATGTACAAGACGTTGCCGGAGCAATGATCAGCGGTGTTGGTGCCACTCACGAAAACATTTCCGTTAGTTATGATAATATCACACATAAAATCGTATTTGATGTACCAACAGCAACCACAACGTCGCTGGGTGTAGCGCAGTTTGATACCAATAACTTTGTGGTCACTGATGGCGTGGTCACGATTAACACCAATATTTCCGAAGATGTTACCGGAGCACTGTTGGCCAATGCTACACAATCGGGCATATCTATCAGTTATGATAATAACAACAATTTAGCAACTTTTACAGTAGACACAGCTACATCTTCTACTAAAGGTATATCTAGTTTTTCAAATACGTATTTTACAGTCACTGATGGTGATGTAGCCATCAATGATGCCAGCAACATTGACAAAGGCATTGCTGTTTTTGACAGCAACAATTTTACAGTATCATCGGGGTTGGTAACATCAAAAAATATCACCATTGGAACATCAACAGTTGATTTAGGAGCAACACTCTTATCTATTTCTGATCTACAGTCTCTAACAGTTGATAATGTAAAAATAGATGGCAATGAAATTTCTAGTCTTGATGCTGACGGAAATATTTCACTGAATCCCAGTGGCACTGGGGTCATTTTAGTTAATAATTCCCGAATAGTAGGTGTCAGCACACCGGTAGACAATGATGATGCTGTTAACAAAGGCTATGTTGACAACTATTTTGTCAATTTCAACGATGATCGTATAGTCAGCGGCAATACGTCAATCATTGCTAATAATACCAGTGTAGTGATCACAGTTGACGGTGTTCAAAATAGTTATTTTTCAAATATTGGTTTCACTGTTGGGAACTTATCACTGAGTGATAATACCATAACCAGCCTTGACGGAGCAACCATAGATTTTGATATTACTTCAGCGATAAATCTTCCTTCTGGCACTATCGCACAACGCCCAGCACAGCCTGTAGCCGGAGATATAAGATACAATGCTGAATTAGCATCGGTAGAATTCTACGATGGTACAGTCTGGGTTAAAATGTCTAATAACATTGAATCCCAGATTGTTGTACCCGATGGATCGTCAGATTCTTACAGTTTAGATCAATCTGCCACCACAGATTCAATACTGGTGTCATTGAATGGTGTGATACAGAGTCCAGCCGCATATTCAGTATCAGGGACTACCATCACTTTTGTTGAGATTCCCCAAGTCACAGACATCATTGATGTGAGATTTTTAGCTACCACTGTGGCGACTAGATTGGCCTCACCTACAGCGCCATCATCGTCTACTAGTACCGGTAATTCTGGACAAGTAGCCTATGATAATACCTACATATATGTGTGTATAGCGCAAAATACTTGGGTAAGAGCCGCGCTTTCAACTTGGTAATATAAATAAAATTAAAGACATTCAGTCAAAATTCATATAGCAAGGTCTAGTACGACCTAAACTTCTATACAACATTCCCCAACCGCCCCTGACTAACATATTAAAAATCCTTGTCACGGACGGTGTTTCCTCACGATTTCGGTAAATATTATTTGAAACACTTTAGGAGCGCACAGGAATGCCTAATATTACACGAATTAAAAACAATCAGATCACGGACGCAACCATTGAGTATACCAAGATTAAAGCAGGTACACTGGTAGGTTCGGTATTCAACCCTGATCTCACACTGAATTCAAACGTTACCATCGTTGGTAACTTATCTGTTAGTGGAGACACTAGCACAGTACAAAGCACGAACACATACATCAATGACCCACTGGTCATTTTCAACAACGGCTATACTGGAGCACCCAGTTATGACATTGGTATTTTAGTCAATCGTAACTTGGCCTCAGTTGCAGGCGTAGGTAACGTAAACGCCGCTTTTATTTGGGACGAATCCGAAGACAAATTTGCAGCAGTACTGACTACAGAAACAGGTGGCACAGCTGGTGCTATCAATATCACAGCCTACGCAGACGCAGAATTTGCTGACGTTGAAGCGGTAGATGGCACGTTTAGTGGCAACATTAGCGCAACTAATGTCACAGGCGATCTAACTGGTAACGTAACTGGTAACGTAACTGGTAACGTAACTGGTAACGTCACAGGCGATCTAACTGGTAACGTAACTGGTAACGTCACAGGCGATCTAACTGGTAACGTAACTGGTAATGTCACAGGTAACGTCACAGGCGATCTAACTGGTAACGTAACTGGTAACTTGACAGGTAACGTAACTGGTGATGTCACAGGTAACTTGACAGGTAACGTAACTGGTAATGTCACAGGTAACGTAACTGGTAACTTGACAGGCGATGTCACAGGTAATATTTCTGGTACAACTGGCTCTTTCACAGGCAACGTATCAGCAGACAACTTCAACGGTGATGTCGTAGGTGATGTCACAGGTAACTTGACAGGTAACGTAACTGGTAACTTGACAGGCGATGTCACAGGTAATATTTCTGGTACAACTGGCGCATTCACAGGCAACGTTAGTGCTGACAACTTCAATGGTGATGTTGTTGGTAATGTAACTGGTAATGTCACAGGTAACTTGACAGGCGATGTCACAGGTAATATTTCTGGTACAACTGGCGCATTCACAGGCAATGTTAGTGCTGACAACTTCAATGGTGATGTTGTTGGTAATGTCACAGGTAACTTGACAGGCGATGTAACTGGTAATGTCACAGGCAATGTCACAGGTAACGTAACTGGTGATTTGACAGGCAATGTCACAGGTAACCTAACAGGCGATGTCACAGGTAATATTTCTGGTACAACTGGCTCTTTCACAGGCAACGTTAGTGCTGACAACTTCAATGGTGATGTTGTTGGTAATGTAACGGCAACTTCGGTGTCAACCGGAACCTTGTCGGTGACAACTTCTACCAACTTCAATGGCGTATTAGTAGCCAATATTGCCACTCCGGTGAGCAACACCGACGCAGCCACAAAAGCCTATGTTGACGCACAAATTTCAAGTGGTGGCGATCGTATCGTTGAGTATGATTCATCGATTATCATCAGTGACACCAACGGTGCTTCCCAATCCAATATTATTGTTTCTGTTGACGGAACCACTTCGCTGACATTTACAAACTCGGCTATTACAACATCTTCAACATCAAATGTTGCTATAAACAGTACTACCGCAGCTTCAAGTTCAACAACTGGTGCATTGACAGTCGCAGGCGGTGCTGGCATTGGTGGTAGTTTATATGTTGGTGGCGGTGCTGTCATTGGCGGAAACCTAACCGTACAAGGTACACTGACATCGGTGTCATCAACCACAGTTGAGATCGCAGACCTTAACGTGACAGTGGCCAAAGGCGCAGCTGATGCTGCAGCAGCCAATGGTGCTGGTCTAACAGTTGATGGCGCCAACGCAACAATCACATACAACAGCGGTTCAGATACTTGGAACTTTAACAAAAACCTAATAGCCGCAGAATTTACTGGTAACGTAACAGGTAATGTCACAGGTAATGTCACAGGTGACATTTCAGGTACAACTGGCTCGTTTACAGGCAACGTATCGGCAGATAACTTCAATGGCGACCTAGTAGGTAACGTCACAGGTAACGTCACAGGTAACGTAACTGGTAACGTAACTGGTGATCTAACTGGTAATATTTCTGGTACAACTGGCTCGTTTACAGGCAACGTATCGGCTGATAACTTCAATGGCGACCTAGTAGGTAACGTCACAGGTAACGTCACAGGTAACGTAACTGGTAACGTAACTGGTGATCTAACTGGTAACATTGCAGGCGTACAAACTATAACAGCAGCCGCTGGTGAAGATCTTACTATCACAGGCTCATCTGGCAAAAGCATAAACATCAATGGTGATTCACTAACGGTAAGTCCAGCCGCAACCTTTAACGGAGGCATTACCGGTAACGTAACTGGTAACGTAACTGGTAACGTAACTGGTGATTTGACAGGCAATGTCACAGGTAACCTAACAGGCGATGTCACAGGTAATATTTCTGGTACAACTGGCTCTTTCACAGGTAACGTATCAGCAGATAACTTCAATGGCAACCTAGTAGGTAACGTCACAGGCAATGTCACAGGCGATCTAACTGGTAACTTGACAGGCAATGTCACAGGTAATGTCACAGGTGACTTGACAGGTAATGTAACTGGTAACTTGACAGGCAATGTCACAGGTAATGTCACAGGTGACTTGACAGGTAACGTAACTGGTAACTTGACAGGCAATGTCACAGGCAATGTCACAGGCAATGTCACAGGTGACTTGACAGGTAACGTAACTGGTAATGTCACAGGTAATGTCACAGGTAACTTGACTGGTGATGTAACTGGTAATGTTACATCAACTGGAAACAGTTCGTTCTCAAATATCTCTGTAACCGGCGGAGCAATTAACGGTGCAACAATTGGTGCAACAACAGCATCATCAGGTGCGTTTACTACCATTGATTCTTCGGGTGCCGCAACACTTGACAGCTTATCGGTGACCACAGACGCTGGTATCACAGGCAATCTAGCTGTTACTGGTACAGTAACTGGTGCCAACGCAGACTTTGATACTACCAATGTAGATAGTCTAGTAGTCAACGATGAGCAGACAGCCGGACAAAATATTCAACATTATGGTACAACCGTAGCAGGACTATTCCGCTCAGTGGCCAACTCAACCTACGATCAAGTGATCATTGGTGGCGATGGTACCAGCGGTGATTTGCTCACAGGTGCTAGACTCAATATCATTGGCACTGATTCCATGCGTATTCCATCTGGTACAACTGGTGAACGTCCAGCCACTGCCGCACAAGGTATGTTCCGCTACAACTCTTCAACAGGAACAGCAGAACTGTACACCGGATCTGCATGGCGTAACATTGGTGGCGACTTCACAGTTATCACAGCAGAATCGTTCAACGGTGATGGAACAACCACAGTATTCACTTTAGGTGCGGCATCAACCACTGCTGGAACAGTGGTAGCAATCAACGGTGTGGTACAGATCCCAACCACTGCTTACTCGGTGGCAAGCACATCGCTGACATTTACTGAAGCACCACAAGCCGGCGACGTGATTGATGTACGCCGTTTGTTGACAACATCCACGATTTCGGGTGTAGCCAGCGCAAACGGATACATGCAGATTGAGCCCACAGACTCAGCGATCAATATCTACACAGGCACATCTTCGGGTGCGGTAACAACTAAAATTGATACCAGCGGCGCATTTGTGACTTCGCGAGCCAGCACCGCATGTACTACTTCAGCCACCAACGTTGATACGTTTGCCAAAGCAACTTATCGTTCGGCCAAGTATCTAGTACAAGCATCCACTGCTGGTGGCGATTACGAGATCAGTGAAGTGTTGGTCATACACGATGGTACGACAGCCACAATGGTTGAGTACGGCATCGTAGCAACAAACGCATCATTGGGTACTGTAACCGCTGACATCAGTGGCAGTGATGTACGTCTGCGCTACGCAGCCGCATCAGGAACAGTAAACGTAGTAATCAAGAAAGATTACATCGTAGTTTGATTTTAAAACCGGAACAGGAAGCATAGGGCTTCCTGGTTCCTAAACAACGCCAGAAGGGAGATATGGAACTATGGCCGCAGGATTTTTCGTAGTTAAAAATGGTCTACAAGTAGGCCCATTACAGATCAACGCCGCAACCGGCGCGATCAGTTCAACATCAGGTAATCTGACATTATCGGGTAACGTAGCAGTATCAAAGATCAACAAAAACGACTCGTCAATCGAGATCAATGATACTGGTACTGGTTCCAATGTTGATGTTAAAATTGATGGTACAACTGCTGTTATTTTTACTGCCAACGCTATGTTGCCAGTCACAGACATTACCTATGACCTAGGTAGCTCTACCAAACAATGGAAAGACGTCTACGTTGGTCCTGGATCTCTGTATGTTAACGGACAGAAAGTATTACAAGAAGATTCGGGTAACATCGTGGTTTCGGCCGACGCCAACCAGAATCTAGTGTTCCAAACTTCAGGTTCGGGAGACATTGAGCTAGATCCAACAGGTTCAGGTGTGGTACAAGTCAAAGGTACGCTGACCATCGAAGAAGGTACCAACATCAATACCAGCAGTGGTAATGCTGTGCCATTTTCCACAGGCATTAAATCAGACACGATCACCAGCAAGACCACCAACACAGATCTCACACTCACGGCCAATGGCACAGGTGTGGTACGTGTCGATGACGACATGACAGTCACAGGTAACTTGACTATATCAGGCACGACAACCACAGTCAATACCACAACACTCAGTGTTGCTGACAACATCATCGACCTCAACAGTGATGTTACCACAGGTGCACCTAGCCAGAATGCTGGTTTGCGTGTGCTACGCGGTGATGATCCTGCAGTGCAGATCCGTTGGAACGAAACTTCAGACAAGTGGGAACTTACCACAGATGGCACCAATTACTCAGTGATTGGCGATGCTTCGGCTCTGCCTGGCAATACCACTATCGGTGGTAACTTGACACCAACAACCGACAATACGCTCAATTTAGGCTCAAGTTCGTTCAAGTTTAATACTGTGTATGCTACCACATTCAATGGTCAAGCAACAACAGCACAGTACGCTGACTTGGCAGAGAACTATCAAGCAGACAAGGCCTACGAGCCCGGTACAGTGGTTGAGTTTGGTGGTGCTGAAGAAGTTACTATAGCTGCTCCAGGTTCAGCACGTATCGCTGGCGTGGTATCTAGTGCTCCAGGTTTCTTGATGAACTCCGGACTCCGCGGCGCCAACGTAGTGGCAGTGGCGTTTACAGGTCGTGTTCCTTGTAAGGTCACTGGCGCAGTACGCAAAGGCGACATGCTGGTAGCTTCTGGCAACGGACATGCTACAGTGACACGCACACCACAGATTGGCCAAGTGATTGGTAAAGCCCTGGCCAACTTTGATGGTCAAAGTGGCGTGATTGAAGTGGCAGTTGGCCGCTATTAATCATTGTTGTACAAAAACAGCAAAAAAGGCCCGAGAGGGCCTTTTTTGTTGGACGATCTGTAACAAAATAGTCAAGATAAATACTCGATAAACAGGACATTATAATAATGGGATTAACTAGACCGCGTTTAACGCAACTACAAGATTCGGATTTTAAAAATAGTTGTCGTGCGGCCGCGGTCAACAACATCACACTCTCAGGCGGCGCTCCTGCCACAGTTGACGGAGTAAATCTACAAGTCAACGATCGTGTGTTGGTAGTAGGGCAAACCAATGCTAGTCAAAATGGTATCTATTTTGTTTCCACACTGGGATCAGGCAGTAACGGCACATGGACCAGGACATTAGATTCCAATCAAAACGCCGAAGTCACATCTGGCGTGATAGTAAACACCGTTGAAGGAACCGAGTACGCAGGAACACTCTGGAAACTGACTACTCAAGATCCTATCACCATTGGTTCAACTGGACTCACATTCGTACCAAATCTTGAAAACAGTAACATTTATGTAGGAAGTAAAGCAGTAACAACATCGCAGACAGTGATTAACAGCATTGCCTCCAGTGGATCTACTTCAGTGAGATGGACAGTATCAGCAGTAGATAACACAAATGGCCGTTATAAAACTTCAACTGTTGACGTGTTGTCAGATGGAACCGATGTCTATATATCAGAGTATGCTGTTGTACTAAGTAATTCAAACTATGAAGTGGTTAGTCTCACTGCTGATATCAATGACAGCAACATACGATTGTTGGGTACCGGTGATAGTTCCAACGTCAGCGTGTATTTCCAAAGATCATTTTTAGGATCGTCGTCGTCGGTGGGATATGTCAAAGCTTCGTTGTCAGTGGACGGAATGGCAACATTAACAGATACACAAACTCTGACAAACAAAACACTGACAGCACCTGTTATTAATAAAATTATTGTATCTCCATCAACAACATCTGTTAATACAACTGCTACTGTCATTGATACTTTTGTTGCTGCCACTTATCAAGGTGCAAAGTATTTGATAACAATATCTAACGGCAGTAATTACAACATCATTGAGGCTCTATTGGTACACGACGGTACAACTGCCACAGTCACAGTCTATGGCGAAACATCAACTAACGCATCATTGGGAGATATAACCGCAGATATCAGCAGTGGAAATGTGCGTCTTTTATATACAGGAGTGTCCGCAGGTAACGGTGTAAAACTAGCCGCAACGTACATTTCTGCTTGATTTTTGATAAGTACTATATAGAATTTTTGGAGCTAGCCAACTATGTACAAAATTGAACAAAAATACCGCTCTTCATATACCGGTGAAGATGTCACAACACGCATGACACTACAAGGTCAAGTGCAACAGTACGAAAAAGAGTGGGTACCAAACAATGTTTTTAACAATCATATTACTACACAGGCCATAGTGCTCGGCGGAGGCTGGTTACGCGAGCAGTTTGACATGAGCTTGATCAAGAATCACAAAGGTGGCCTATTAGGAAGTTCAAAATTACAGACTTATGGCTGTAATGATGTCTACAAAGATATTGAATGTGATTTTTTAGTGACTATTGGTCGCGAAAACGCCGCTGAAATCGCCAGCAATGGATACTGCGATAATCATATTGTTTATTCCAATGCAGGCCAGGTTCTTGATTATCCTGGCAAGTTTTACTTGATCCCGCAAGATCCTTCATGGAATGCAGGAGCGATTGCCGCTTACTTAGCAGCCTTCGATGGGCACGACAAGATCTTTTTGTTGGGCTGTGAAATGGACGACAACCATCCATTCTGGGCCAAGGCCATGCGTATAGTTTTTGATACCTACCCTGATGTTGATTTTGTATTGGTACAAGGCTTCAGCGCCGACGGCTATGTTCCCAATGAATGGAAAGATGTTTTGAATTTTAGAACTATTTCAACTAGAGAATTTGTTGTTGAAGCCGATCTAGGATAATATAGATTCCATCGTTTCTAATTTACGTATCACAGAGTCAAATTTGAAACTACGCCACACCCCCGGATGTAAAGGCCGGGGGTGATCTTTTATTGCCACCCAACAAAAACCTCTGTGCTCGTCGTTCAGTTTAGGAACAAATTCGTTGTCAATTGAGATTAAAAATGTGTGGAAAAAAAATTGTTGATTGTTGCTGGTAAATTTTTCTATTGGTACGATTTTACGATATTGTATCTCACCAATTTCCTCACGTATTTCTCGATGTAGGCCATCAATCACCGATTCTCCAGGTTCAATCTTGCCACCAACTAGGCCCCAAGATCCTGGGTCTCGATCGTGATTCCTTAGTAAGAATAGATATCTTTTAGTTGAAACAGAGTAGATCAAAGCACCGCAACTTTCTATAGCACGACGCTCCATTCCCCCTCCTGATAAAGACCTTCGACGCTCTTTGACCATGATCCTTCAAACCATTTATACTGTGTTCCAGTATTTAAGTTGGTCACATACTCTGTGGAAGTTTCTTGCTGACTATCAAAAGCCACACTCCATCCTGAATTGCCATATTCGATTATGTCATTGGCATTGGCAATAAACTCAGGATCTCCCCATACTATCGCGGCTTCAGCGTTGGCAGAATTTCCAATCGGATTCAAAATAAGATATCTAGTACCAATATCTGGGGACAGCAAATCAAACTGATCCACATTTACAGTAAACGGATCAATGATAGCATCAACAGGATCTAAAGAGTTAGTTGGGACAGTATCAGCATCAATGTTGAATATCAATTGACTGTCAACCAGTGGGTTGTAGCTGACATGACCAACAACCTCGTAGTCGTTGCTATGGTGTTTCAAGCGTATCTCACTGAGACCGTCACGCAATTCACCATAATGATCGATGAGATCTTTCCAATTGGCAGTTGCTTCGGGAGCCATGTCATTGATTGAAATTTCAGATCTTTTTAACAAAGTGATTTTATCGTCAACGAACAAAACACGATACCCATAAGGCGAGATAACTCGCCTTCCGAGATATGTCTCATCGTCAAATAAGTTATTTGATAAGTTTCCGTCTGTGTCATAAATTGAGCCCAAGATCTTGTAAACAACTCCAAGCCTTTGAACTTTTGCTGGCGCAGAAATCCAAATTGGCAGTTCAAATGTCATAGTAGCCACACTGATGGGTTCCTCACCACCGGCAGGTATCGATCTTGAATCCCAATTGGTGCCGGTTAAAAATACCGCGCTAAGGCTGGTCCAGTCGATGTAGTTATCGGTGCTTTGTATTTCCAATGCTGGATTAAACAGAGTGGCGATCTGTTCGATGATTTGTAATTTTTGTTCGGTGTTTGATGTCCAGATATCAACCTTTAAGGTCAATTTATAAGGCACAGGCATAAGACGCTCAACTGTAAACGAATCGCTTTTTTCTGTGTCATAATTGCCAGTATCGGGATCGTATCTTTGTTGTCTTAATTGTATTTTGCTGACATGGAACGGTTCTTGTACACGCTCTCTGTCATAGTCAAATGCTGAAACATAAACAGCCATGGCTGGCACGTTTGATAGACTGTTTTCGGTATTACCTCTAAGTATTTGAGCGGCTTGACGACTCTGATCTCCGTAGATAACCGGCACACGCTGTAAACTGATATTACCGTTGCGATCCTTGCCAAACTGTACATGAAAATTTGAAACCAGCCTGATAAACTGAGTTATAAAACGTCTTATCTGGCCATCGTAGAAAAAATTAGGATCTTGTGGCATCAGTTATCTGCCTTGGGTGTGAATGCCTTGCTAAGGCTCTGACGTACTGGATGTGTATTGCCCAGAGAGTCGGTATAGGTATTGAGATTTCCACCAGTATTGACATTTCGAGTAAAGGTTGATCTCAGTGTTTTATTTTCATTGGCATTGTTGGTCAGCGAAGTTCTCACAGCATCTTCAACTTTGATCCAACGTAGACCGTCATATTTGAATAGTCGATTAGGCAGATAGTCTAAACGTAGATAATATTGTCCACTTGTTGGCGATTCTGGGAAAGAAATACCAGCCGACACACTAGAGCCATTTGGTGGAATGCCATCGCCTGCTAGATAAGCCGGCATTGGTTTTTTATTATAAGACCCAGTGTCGGTTTGACTGTCTCTTGAATCAGTGGTCAGCGTAGTGACATCATAGCCAGACTTTGGTACTTCTGTCTCGGCTTGCTCGATAACAGCATCATTGATGTCAATGTATTTGTTAAACGTACTGAGTATTTCGCCAATGGGAGTTTCTTCGACCCCATCGTTGTTGGCATCAACTTTGATGGTGTTGAGTATGTCTTTGTATTCTTGGCTATCAACCAGCGGATTGAGCTTGACTCGCCATAAATGTGGCCACCAAGTTGGGCTGAAACCTTCGGCAGCAAAACTGGCATCACCGACCACATAATATCTTTTTAAGGCAGTTGGTAGATCAGTATCAAGAGCATGATAATCTTTGAGATGTTCAAGTTCTAGTACGTCTCCGGAAACAAGTCTGCGCCCTAAAATTTCAATCATATCGTTGATATGGAAAGTCATAAACAACGTACCGGCTTGTAGGAAAATACCAAATTGACTAAGGTCAAAATCTTGATCTCCGCGAGTGTAAATGCCGCGCATGCGGTACACTGACGAATCGTACTTGCGATCTCGATTTTCTACAAACAAGAGGTCCTGTATATTTTTTTCACTTTGATTGATGTAATTGGGTTGTGTGGCATCACCAGTGTCGCCTTGATCAACCGGACCAAGATATTTGTGTACTAAAATGCCCGTACCACCAACGGTAAACATCTCACTGATCCTACGATCCATGAACTTGTAGTCGTTTGTGTGTTTCCCGTCTTTCCAGAGACTTAATCTAGGCATTTTTAGTCCTCAGCATCAAGTATTTAGCGATTTGACTTTTTGGACAAAAAGCTATATACTAGAGTCAAATATGGAACCGGACCTAAGAAATCGAGCCAATCTGGCCCACGCCCAGATACAGATCATCAAAGATCCCGTTGCCCGGCGTGATCTAAAGCGTATGTACAATACTGTAGAATCCATTTTAGATGACATTAGTTCAGAATCGGTTGAATGCCGCAGATTACACCGCGAAACACAGAAATACCGAGATTTGGTGGTTCGAGCCCAATCATATATGGACAATTTAGAACAAAACATCACATTCGCTTCGCTGATTTACACTTGACCACTAAATCCAAAAGATTATAAAATATAACGAGTTAAACAACTATTCAAGGACAGCCATGGCCAAAGTCAAAGTAGATGGTAAAAGCATCAAAGCCAAAGTCAAACGAACCAAAAATCCTCTATTTGCCGATGAAAAGCACATTGGTGGCGAACCGGTTTGGGACCACGACCGCGCTCTGACAATGAGCCGCGAAGAATTTGATCATCATCTCCGTAATAGTTTTCGTTATTATAACTATTTTTACTCGGTCAAGGACTGTAGGAAATATGTCAATGAATGGATTAAAACTGCTTCTGAGTTTACCGAAGAAGAAAAACGCCTGTACCTAAAAACATCAGATCGACACACGCCCATGACCATGTGTAGCCTTGTTATGGCACATAGACAAGGTATGCCCATCAATGATCGCATGATTGAATTTTTCCGAGAATGTGTTACTAATGCTATGCGCCATGCTGACGATGTTGACATTGAGGTAGAGCCTACAGTCAAAGCCGTGGCGGTTCCTAAGCCCACGATACAAGATCGCCTAAATGAAAAGATGACTGATGTATTAGGCGAGATGGAAGGCATGTTTGACGAAGCAATGACAGCAACTAAGACTGATCATAAGATATATCAATTCCTAGAAGCACAAAAAGTGCCGCAGGCGCAGATCGGCAAAGTTCGATCCTTGTTCCAGGACAAGTTTGATGAATTTAAGGCTGCCCAAACTGGAGAAGATAGCCAGATCAAAGAAGGTTATAGTCATCTCAAAGCCGCAGATTATCGTCGGGTACTAGCCTGGATCGAGGGTGTGTTTGCTGATTGCGACAGTTTTGAAAAAGCCAAAAAGATACAGCGCAAGTCTCGGGTGAAGAAAGCGCCCAGCAAGGAAAAACTAGTGGCACGCCTTAAGTTTCTCAAAGAACACAAAGAACTTAAATTGGTATCTATCAACCCAGTGGATATAATTGGCGCCACGGAACTGTGGGTTTATAATGTCAAAACACGTAAGTTGGGAAAATATGTAGCCGATAGTCATTCACAGTCTCTGGCCATCAAAGGCACAAGCTTAGTTGGCTTTGACGAATCCAAGAGCGTAAGCAAGACCCTGCGTAAACCCGAGGAAAAACTGCGCGAGTTTAGCAAAGCCTCTAAAGTACAACTGCGACGCTTCTTAGAAGATATCAAAGCCACAGACACTCGCCTTAATGGACGCCTCAGTGCCGATGTACTTTTATTGAAAGCGCAATAAGTGAAATTTGCTGTCTTGCTACCATAAATACTTGGTAACAGGACAGCACAAATGGCCACAATTAAATCAGGACTAGACGCTAATCTCAACGTAACTTCAGACAGTCTCTATGATTCCAGCACCGGTACAGGCGCTGGTCCTATAGAATTTGACAGCAGTCAACTTGATACCGTTTCCAAAAAAAGAACCGAAATTGTTGATTACATACGACTTAGACTGGCCGATGGCATTGTTGATGTTGAATTAGATAAAGAACACTACGATCTCGCCATAAATCAGGCTTTGATCAAATACCGACAAAGGTCAGGCAATTCACAAGAAGAAAGTTACTGTTTCCTTGAACTGTTACCAGAAACACAAGAATACATTCTTCCACGAGAAATACAGCAAGTAAGACAGATTTTCCGACGTGGTATTGGATCAGTAACTGGCACAACCGCTTCTCAATTTGAACCATTTGCTTCGGGGTATTTAAACACCTACATGCTAGTGGCCGGTCGTGTTGGCGGGCTAGTCAACTACGAAATGTTTGCTCAATACCAAGAACTTGCTATGAAAATGTTTGGCGGTTATATGAATTATACTTTTAATCCTGTGACCAAAAAACTCACTATTGTGAGGAAAATACCTTTTGGTAGTGGGGGAGAATCTATCCTACTCTGGGTCTACAACAGCAAGCCAGACGTTATGTTATTGAACGATCACATGAGTTTTCCATGGATCCAAGATTATGCTTATAGTTTCGCCAAGCGTATTCTGGGAGAAGCACGTGAAAAGTTCAGCCAAATCGCTGGCCCTCAGGGTGGGGCAGGCCTAAACGGTGCCACACTCAAGGCAGAAGCACAGGCCGAAATGGATGCGCTCGAACAGCAGATCAAAGACTATGTTGATGGAACGATGCCATTGACTTGGGTCACCGGCTAATTTCTCAATACTTCAGTGGTAATTTTTCAACGTCGTGCCGATCTAAATAATCGCATGCGAGCCTACGAATTCTTAAATGAAAACAAAAAAAGTCTAGTTCGCAGTAACCTAAAACCTCATCGCGATCAAGAAATGGCGATACAAGCCGTGCATCGTGTTGCGGGCACCGCCGACAGACACTATGATCTCAATCGAATCATGATGTATGCGGCCGGGACCGACGGAGACTGCGATGTTCCAATGACCAACCAAAGTTGGGCTGGGCGTAATAACATCGCAGTTCCATATACAAAACTCGAGTCGGACATGCTAAAAAAAGCTTACACCGCAATGGATGTAGAATGGGACGACGCACTCAAACCAAATAAATCGGAAAAAAGCATCGAACCTAAAAATAACAATGTGCGTAGCCCAGTACCTGTGATAAAGAAAAATCGCTATGGCGTTTGACATCAACAAAAAATCATAATATAATCGTCCTAATAGTGGAGACGACGAGTATGATCATTGGTATATGTGGTTTTATCGGCAGCGGCAAAGACACAGCCGCTGACTATCTAGTAAACTTCCATGGTTTTCGCAGAGAAAGTTTTGCCAGCACTCTTAAAGATGCGGTCAGTTCTGTATTTGGCTGGGATCGAGATTTACTTGAAGGACGCACCAAGCAAGCACGAGAATGGCGAGAGCAGGTAGATCCCTGGTGGGCAGAACGACTAGAAATGCCTACTTTGACTCCGCGTTGGGTTCTACAGTACTGGGGAACGGAAGTCTGTCGCGCCGGATTCCATGACGATATTTGGATCGCTAGCCTAGAAAACAAATTGCGAAATAGCCAGGATGATGTGGTTATTTCTGACTGTCGTTTCCCCAATGAGATACAGGCCATTAAAAAAACCGGTGGTGCAGTTTCGTGGATACAGCGGGGCGATCTTCCTGAATGGTATCAGTGTGCTCTCACAGAAAATACTACACCCGAATTTGAACAATATATCTTAGAAGATCATGAAGAGTTAATGGTACAAAAATATCCCGGAGTACATGCTTCGGAATGGTCTTGGATCGGTACCAATTTTGATCACGTTATCGATAATAATGGCAGTATCGAGGATCTCTATGGCCGGCTCAAAACCCTTGTACGCTAGGCGACATGGCCCACCCCGACTGATTTAAAAACAAGTCAATTTGACAGTTGGCACAAACTGTTTTTAGATTATTCCAGTCCACATTCTGTAAATCGCCGTCAACATGGAAAACAAACATCTGTCGATCTGATTTGGATTTAAATCCGCAACGGTCGCACTTGCTTTTTTTCCTATAACCTTGTTTAAACCATAAAGGCGCACGGGGTTTTAATCGACGGCTTTTCCTGATACAACTATCACAACGGCTTCGATAGTAGACCCTATCTCCATGGTGGCAGTTGACAGCCACCGGCTTTTCGCCGCATACCGGACACAATTTTCTCTTTGTCATACGTATATTTAAGACAGATACCTTAATTAAGGGCACTATAGGTGTCCTTTTTTAGTGCCATAAAATAAATACTCATAACTTGTCATATAAAGGAAAATAACATGGCACTGATTTCCCCAGGTTTACAACTCTCAGTCACAGACGAGAGCCAATACGTACCCGGCGCAGTTGGAACTACACCTCTGTTGGTTCTCGCTACCGCACAAGATAAAACAGCCAATGGTAGTTATGCCGCTGGCACATCAAAAGCCAATGCTGGTAAACTACAGGTTTTCACTAGCCAGAGAGAATTGGTTGCCCAACTTGGCTATCCTATTTTCAAACAAAGCGCATCAGGCACACCCATACACGGCAGCCCACTAAACGAATATGGTTTAATGACCGCTTATTCGGCACTGGCAGGCGCAAACAGACTTTATGCTATACGTGCCGACATTGACCTTGATCAACTTGAAGCTACTTCCATACGTCCCATCGGCGAACCTGAAGACAGCACCTATTGGATCGATCTCGCAGAAGCGACCTGGGGAATTTTTGAATGGGATTTTGATTCAAAAACTTTTACAGAAAAAACTCCTGTTCTTATCACCGACGAAGACGACACCGAAGGTGGGTCTACATTGAAACCCTTGGCTTCAATCGGAAACATCGGAGATTATGCTGTAACCGCCATCATAAAAAACGATCTGTTTGATGGACGTGTTTTCAAGAAAGATTCTGGCAATGTTTGGCGTCGAGTTGGTAGTGATGAATGGCGTTATCGTGCTGTACCAGCAGTAATTGGCACAGAGTTAAATCCAACAGTCACAATTGGAGATGAGATTACCATCAACGGCACAACGGTCACTTTTACTGGAACAACTTTAACTCAGGTAGTAGCCGATATCAACAACACATTTGTTGAATACAATGCCGACGACACAGTACCACAAGGTATCCGTGCTAGAAACAACAACGGCTATCTCGAGTTATATGTTACATATACCACCTCTGGCAATGATCCCCGTGACGGAAAGATGATTATTTCTAATTCTGTAGGGACACCATTGGCTGATTTAGGAATCACTGCGGCCACCTACGATGCTCCAACAGTACATTACGGCTCATATGTTGATGTACCAAATTGGGGTGCTTCCGCATCTAAGCGTCCTTCCGGCAGCGTTTACATCAAGACTTCTGCCACTGGCGGCGGCATGAACGTTCCTGTTAAAAAATTCAACGCTGATTCAGGATCCTGGACGTCCCAGGCTGCCCCAGTATACCGCACAGAAGAAGAAGCCATTTATGCTTTTGATCCAGTGGCCGGTGGATTTGGCACAGCGGCTGGAACACTATTCTTCCGTACTAGATCCGATTACGCATTAGATTTTTCTGACACTGAGATGATCTATCGTCTTTATGTCAAACAGAGATCTGGAATTTCGGCACAAACTCAAACACCTACAGGTATAACAGGCGGAACCATAGAATTCTTGGTCAGCCAGTCAGGTTCTTCAACTCTTACATCACACACAGTCACTATCGCCAATGGATCATCAATTAGTGATTACGCTACTAAGTTTGTGACTGCTATAGCAGCTGCCAACATTCCGGAAGTACGAGCAGTTATACGCACCAATGGGGATATACAAATACAACAAACCGCTGGCGGATTGATTAAGATGCGCAATCTCAGCGGAACACCGTTGACCAGTGCTGGCTTTACTTTCTCTAACACACGTGACAACGGCACATACATGTTTGTGAGTAACTATGTGAATATCACTGATACCACTCCGGTGTTTAGCGGATACCCACTATTCGCTGATTTTACAGCACCTTATAAAGCACCTGAAGATGGCACACTTTGGTATTTTGGTGACCCCACACAAGTTGACATCATGATCAATGATGGCACAGCCTGGAAAGGCTATCGTAACGTGACCACTGATGCTCGTGGTTACAATCTCGCATTAACTGACTCTCTGGGACCAATCATCACTCCAACCAAACCCAAGACAAACAACTCTGGGGGTGCGCTGGCAGCTGGAGATATCTGGTTAGATACTTCCGACCTTGAAAACTATCCTAAATTGTATCGTTATAACACCAGCGGACAATGGGTATCTATCGACAACACCGATCGTACCAGCCAAAATGGTATTGTTTTCGCAGATGCTCGTTGGGATGGTTACAGCGATGACACAGGTGGAACAGCCGATGTGATTGCGGATGATTTACCTGATGTGGTCGAAATGTTGGAAAGCGACTATGTAGATCTTGACGCGCCTAATCCAAGACTTTACCCACGTGGTACCTTGTTATTTAATACACGTCGTTCAGGATTTAACGTCAAGAAATACATTGGCGATTATTTCAATGAAGACAGCTTCCCCGAAGCCGACAGTCTTCCTGATGTAGCGTCAGCTTGGGTTGGTGTCAGTGGTCTCAAAGACTCTGGCGCACCTTATATGGGCACACAAGCACAACGCAATATGGTGGTCAAGGCCATGCGTAGCGCATTAGATGGCAATACTCAGGTACGCGAAGAGCAGTTCTTCTTTAACTTGATTGTTACACCAGGTTACCCAGAACTGATCACCAATATGGTGGCTCTCAATAATGATCGTAAGAACACAGCATTTGTCATTGGTGACACACCACTGACACTACCTGCTAACAGCATACGTATCGCTAACTGGGCTAATAATACCAATGGTGACGGATTGTCCACAGCAGATCCATATTTGGGTGTGTTTTATCCAAGCGGCTTAACCAATGACGTTGATGGAAATACCATCGTTGTGCCTGCTAGCCATATGATGCTAAGAACTTTCATACGCAACGATAACATTTCATATCAGTGGTTTGCACCCGCCGGCACACGACGCGGTTTGATTGATAATGCTACCGACATTGGCTACGTTGACTCAAGCACAGGCTCATTTGTGCGCAATGGTATCAATCAAGGAATGCGTGATGCCTTGTACGAAAATCGTGTCAACCCATTGACCATCCTTCCAGGTGTTGGATTAGTTACCTGGGGTCAGAAAACACGAAATCCGACCGCATCGGCCATGGACCGTATCAATGTAGCACGTCTAGTGAACTACATCCGTACGATACTTGCTTCTGTGGGTAATGGATTCTTGTTTGAACCCAATGATAAAATCACACGCGACCAAATCAAGTCGATCATTGAAGGTGCTTTAAACGATTTAGTAGCAAAACGTGCTGTTTACGACTATCTAGTAGTCTGCGATAGTTCAAACAATACACCTGATCGCATCGCTAGAAACGAATTGTATGTTGACATAGCCATTGAGCCAATGAAGGCTGTGGAATATATCTACATTCCAATCCGTTTGAAGAACCCCGGCGATATCGCCAAGTTGGGTGGATAATATGAGTATATAACGAGAGAGTCCAACTCTCTCGTTAGAAGCTTGTACACAGATAAATATCTGTAACAGGAGAATAAAAGATGTCTGTTTCGTCATTGACAAGATTTACAGTACCTTTAGCCACAGACCAAAGCGCATCGGCGCAAGGCCTGTTGATGCCAAAACTTAAATTTCGATTCCGTGCTTCATTTGACGGATTCGGTGTTAGCCAACCTAAAGTAGAATTGACCAAGCAGGTCATGGACATTAAACGTCCATCGGTGAACTTCAATCCGTTTGCCATCGATGTTTATAACAGCAAGGTTTACCTCCAAGGAAAACCAGAATGGCAAGAAACATCTGTTAATCTTCGCGATGATGCTGCCGGTAATGTGGCCAAGTTAGTTGGCGAACAAATACAAAAGCAGTTTGATTTTATGGAGCAGAGTTCCGCCGCGTCAGGTATTGATTATAAATTTATCCTGCGCTACGAAGTATTGGATGGCGGAAACGGAGCTTCCACTCCCAATATTTTAGAAACCTGGGAACTTTATGGCTGCCAGGTAAGCCAAGTTGACTACGGCGAAATGAATTACGGTTCAAATGAACCCGCAACAATCGCCTTGACTATACGATTCGATAATGCTATCCAATCTCCGATTGGAACTGGTGTGGGTTCAACGGTCGCTCGTACGATTGGATCTACCATTACTGGCTAAGCCAGACGAGACTTAAAGAACAGAGTAGAATTAGAGTAAGACCTCTAAAAAACCCGGCTAAGCCGGGTTTTTTTTACCATAAATATTTGAAATAACTTGAGATCAACACGATGCCCAGCATTAATCAGTTTTTAAAACAACTTGCCACCGGCGACCAGATCAAAGACTACGCTCATGGCGCCAGGCTGTTTGTTGACGACAACTATAGACTGAGTCCCAAGTATGGATTCTTGTTCCATGTGGCTTTCGACATCAACCCCGAAGTCAGTAGGATGCCTAGAGATCAATTGCTAGAGTTAGGGATGGTGGTCAAGACAGCGTCCCTACCAAAATTTACTGTGGATGTCAAAACATTAAACGCCTACAATCGTGTCAATGTGGTACAGAATAAAATCAAATATGATCCAGTACAGATTTCCTTCCACGATGATTCGGCAGATGTGGTTAGAGATTTCTGGTACGACTACTACAGCTATTATTATAGAGACAGCGATTACCAGCACAGCGTTTACACTTCTGCTCACAAATATAGTCCGAGACAGGCCCAG